CGGGACTTGAAACCGCTGGGGACTTATAGCTCTTAGATCAACCTTACAACCTTGCTTTTTACATCCATATAATTCTTGCAAGATAACATATATGATTTTAAAGTAATCATCCTTTGCCATGAAAATATCTCCTTTCTGAAAAATAGCACCGGCCATTATCGACTGATGCTATTACTCTACTTTCTCACTGATCTCTTCCTGAGTAACGGTTATCACCCTATCCTCAAATCCCTTTTTGTCAACTTCAAAGACACAGGCTTCTCCGTGTCCCAAAATATCTACAGCCGTACCAATACGTCCGTCTTTCAATTTATATTTCTCATACAATACAATCATAATCTCATCTCCTTAATCAACATGAACTGTCGTTAATCTCATCTCCCCATTATCCTTATCGTCAATCCATGCCGTTAACACTTTCGCTGTTTTCCCGTTTGGCCCCGTAATATCCATAATAACCTCATAGGTCATTCCCCAGCCTCTATCACCCTTTTCAGTAGCTTCATAGTCTGGCAGTTTATCGCGTATCTGCTGAATCAGCTCCGCCGCATTACTCATTGTGTACCCTAAGGCTGTCTTAAACACCCTCGCTTTGTTCGGATCCCTATCAGAATTCAAAACATATTGCTGTAATTTTGCCTCAGGTATTACAGCTTCTTGATATCTTGGTAATTTTATCTTACCACTTTTCGCCGATTTTACAACAACTTTTGCCTTGATTTTATTCCATTCTTCCGTAGTTCCGCCTTTATCTATAAAGTCCAGCCACTTGTCAAATTCTTCTCGGTCCATGTGTGCTGCCGTGGAGCACCGGCAGTTCGGATGGATAGGGGAAGCGTTTTCCCCTGGCAGCATCTTCTTGACATAAAATATTTTACCGTCCAGAGCCTGGCATATAGGACAAGCTGTAGGTTCGGCAACGAATTCATACTGATCATAACCATTTCTCTCATAAGACTGCTTCTGCGCTTCCGTCTGAACCCGGGCAAGCTCCGTTTGCATCAGCCGCTCTGCATTATTCCGACTGACCCCGAAAGCCTTAGAAATATGACTTGCCAGCTCCCGGGGATTTCTCCCCTGAATCAGGCCAATCTTTAGCTGACTGGACAATTCTGCTTTCAGCATATCCTGATACATCCAGATCCGGTCAGAGAACTTTGCATTTTGGTAAGATGCATTCACGATGGAATGCGCAGCCTTTTCATTGTCCAGAACCGATTTGCCAAGGATTCCAGCCTGCCGCTTGAACTCTGATAGCGTCCGGTCCGTCAGCGTGGTGTCAAAATACTTTTGCAACTCGTCGAATCCATCCACCAGCTCAAGACCGATGTTCGCTTTTAAAAGTTCCAGACGGTTAATCTTCATTGTAGCGTTGTAGAGGCGCATTTCCTCATTGGCTTCTTTCGTGAAGGTCTTGTCCTTTACATACCTCTTGGCCTTGCGCCCGTAGGCATCGATATCAAGCTGTGAGACACGTTTCTTTGCCTCGCTTAAGGATATTCCTTCTTTGGCGGCATAACGGGCATAGAAACCGTTGATCTCTTTCTGGATGTTATCCAGCATATAATCGTAGGTCTCTTTAATCTTTTTGTTATACTCCAGTTCATCCTTAACGTTCTTCCGAAGCTGTGCCGCCTCCCGGTGGCTCCAATATGTTTTGCTGTCCATTGTTCAACCTCTCCAATAATCCGTTTCCAGCGGCTGTTGTCTGAGCCTTCTGCTGCTCCTGGTCAATCTTCTGAATCTCTGCCTGCGCATTATCTACGACAGAAAGGACGGACAGCTGTGTCTCCTGTGACACGATCCCGTCAAGGTTCTGTGCGATCTGCGTCTCCTCCAGGACGTTCGCAGGAAAGTTCGGTGTGAAGTGAGGGTGTACCTTTACCCAGTCATCTTTCTTCATCCCTGATACTGGATTGCTGAAAATCAGCTTGTATCGCCGGTTCATCCCGGATGTGAACTTCCGCTCTTTGGTCTTTTCCAGATTGCTCATGGCCTGCAGTTTATATTTCAGGGCAATTCCGGAAGCCTGCCCGAAATTTACATCGGAGATATTGGCAACCATGCTGATCTGAAAGATTAATCGTTCCAATCGGTTAATCAGGTTTTCTTGTGTGCCGTCTCCGTCAGGCTTTGCCATAAATTCTACATCCGGCAGCACATCCTTTAACGCTGGTGGGAAGTTAACAATACGATTGTCCCGGATATCCTTAATGCCTGTGTCATCTACTACAGCTCCCAAAACTTTCAAATAGGCGTCTGCAAAATAATCCACATCATTGGCTTTTTCCGATATCGCCTTGTTGTATGCGTTGATCATGGTCAGCACTGGTTCAAAGATTCCCAGTTGCTCCTCGTTCTCCACATACTCTGTAGCCGGAACTCCGTCAAAGCCGTGTATCTTCTCTTCCTCTTCCCATACAAGTTTCCCTTTCTGGGTAAAGTACCGCACTCGGTTATCATCTGACACGCTGCCATGTAACACATTATCCGCATTCACATACAGCCGCACGAAGTTCCGGGGCTTACAAAGTACCGAATCATCGTAGACCATAAAAGCATCCAGCGGTGTCAGGTATGTAATGCCGATCTTCCCAAATTCATCGACATAATACATTTCATAGCCTTTTCCATATATGCTGCATATCTTTGACAGCTCTGCGTTGTTGTCATCCTGATCGTTGTACTGATCCAGAAATTCCACGAACTTACCAATGCTATCCTCATCCGCTGTAATCTTAATCGGGTGCCCAATGAAAAAACCGTTCATCGTATCAACAATATATTTTGCGAAGTTGACTGCAATGCGGTTATCTGGTTTCCACTCTGGCTTTTTCTCCTGGTAAAATATCGGGTAATCCGTCTCATATGCATTTTTAAGCTGCTGATACCGGAATGCTGATTCACACGAATGTTCTCGGAGGAACTCTCCTAACTTCTGGTCTGTCAGTTCTTCCTCTGCTGCTAATCGAAACATGTTAAATTCCTCCTTTCAAAGGCTTGCGCTCGCTTTGTGTGATATCCCGCTCTATGGAGTACTCAAAGGCATCCAGCGTGTCAATATCACTTGTGCCATCATCCAGGCGCACGTCTTCATCCGCCTTACTGTCCCAGACAGCATCCTGAAAAGCCTGTGACAACGTCTCGCAATCTTCTGTCAATGAAAAAAGCCCGGCTCCCAGGAGGCGGACTGTATAATCAATTCTATCTTTTATTCGTATTTTCCATGCCGGCAGTACAGTAATGCGCGGATATTTCTTCCTGCAGGCCTTTGTGATACTCTGACCAAGGACCGTTTCTGCGTTGTCCCAGTATACAAATCTCGGCATGCCGTACTTCTCAATGACCGCTCCCACAAACTGTAAGAAGAGGTCTGATAGAAGGTTTGCGTCAATGCCCTGCGGGTAGTCCTTATTCATATATCTCCGGCTCATAAGGGCCTGCACCCTGCCGCCCTCATATTTCCCTGTTGCGACAAAAGAGTGGCCGGATCCATTACCGCCGAAGTCAACCCCGATCTCTATTCTTGCAATGTTCTCCCTGTCAGCTTTCTGCACGAAGCTGTCCGGAGCATCCGCGAACTTCCGGTAAATGGCACCCTCTGCCCGTTTCCACTGCCCCTCGATCAGGCGATCATAGTAGACAGTTCCTTCATACTCTTTACACAGGTTATAAACATATTCTGACGGCAGGAATGGATTGTCAAATATCCGATACTTCTGCAAGTAGATGTCCGCATCGGAGTCAAGAAATTTCTTCAGCCAATGCGTAGGATTCTCTGGGTTGCAGGAACCGTCAAAGCAGCTGTAAGGCTTATCAAGCCTTGATTTCAGCATCTGGAACACTTCTTGATTCCACTTTGCCACCTCGTCACCATATGCATACTTGATAGAGGATCCCTGTATCTTTGCAACCTGGCTAATCTTCTCAGCTCCCAGACAGTAGACATCCTCACCACACACTCTGGCCATGTTCCGGTTGTTTATGGTACCGATCAGCTTGTCTGTGTAGATCTCTCGCATGGGCTGCAGCACATTACGCTCAACCGTCTCTCTGGATACCCCAAGAATTACAGTCAGCCCCGGCTTTCCTGCTCTCTCCCTAATTCTGGCCGGTATCATGTATGCAGTGTCCACATAGGACTTCCCAGAACGAACCGCCCCGGACTTAATATTCCACCGGTGCGTCGCATGCACGATGTACTCATTCTGTTTCCTGCTTAACTGCATTGTCATACACACCTTTCAATATATCATCCAGCTTGCCAAGGGCCTCATCCGTCTCATTTTCACCGGTAACAGCCTGTTTTCTTGCCTGCTTCAACTCTGTATCAGCCTCACGGTTTCTAAGGTCTTCATCAGGCTTCGCCGTCTGTCCGGCATACTTCGCAATGGCTTCATAAGCCTTTACATTGCCCGAAAGAGCCTCTTTTATCATGGCTCCGTTAACAGCGGATTCGAGCGTGCTGTCAAGCCCCAGAGCCTCCAGCATTGGAGTCCATTCGGGACTGTCTATCTCAGCAGTAAGCAGCAGGTTCAGGGTCTTCCTGAAGTCGGCTTTCCTGCGGCGGGATTCTCCTGAGGCCTTACCGCCTTTTGATTGGATTTTCCTCTGTTCAACCTCTGTTCGTTTGTCAAAGGGGATTAAGTTTTCATGTCCACTGTTCGCCATCACCTCACCTTCCAATCTGGCTTAAATTTACGTATAGAAAAAGACACCCTCGAAGGAGCGCCTTTAGTATTTAAAGATTTTTTCTATTTGCTATATTTATCCTCTAATTCTCTCTCTTTACGGGTTTTCTCTCTTTCATGATCATTAGTGCTATCTTCAAAATTATCCTTTGAAAAAACCAACGTAATCATATATGACATGCTTCTGTATGTAGAAACCAAAAACAATACCGTAAAAAACATCCAGGATTTAAAAGCTATGCTTACCCAAAACTCCGGCATACTACTTCTCAGATGCATAATCAAGGATAAAACTGCGCTTAATAATCCGGTAAAGACGGTTACTTTTAAATATTTTGAAAACAATCCTTGTTTATCATTTTCAAAAACATATTTAACAAACTTTGATTCATTTTTCATACTTAAAATAACCGGCATAATCGCCCCTAAAAAACCTATTACTATTGAGTCCAAGGTAACCAATCCGCTTAGAACTTCGATATAATTCGGGTTTTCAATAACTGGGGTCTCTGCATTTCTTAGACAAAGCACTATTATGAGAGAAAAAATATATGGATATATCCTTTCGGCATAATATTTTGCTCTACCTTTCATTGTCACCACTTCCTTTTATTCGGGAATTGATATCAGTTTCACTATTTTATCCTTTACCTTCGCATAACAGCTAATCATATTTGACGCCGCATAGTCAAATCCTAACGTTTCCCTTGGAGGAATCTTAAAAGTTATTATGTTGGAAAAGGTTTCTTCCAATAAATCAACAACTTCCACCTTGGAAAGATCATCGTCCCTCACCTTCACCTTAGCGCTTGTAATATTTTTGCATTCACTCAGCTCGGATATCAACTTATCCACTTCCACAACATCTAACGAATCATCTTTAGCCCTCCCGATACTTATTTTTATAGTTCCGGACACGCCCGCAAATTTTTTATATGTGCCTAATATATCACCCAAAGCGCTTTTGTTCGAACTCACATCCCGTGTAATGTTTGCAAATCCAAGTTCAATTGTACGATACATATTTCTCCTGAAACTTTTCAGGTCAACTTTATCTTCTATGGGAAACAATCTGATTCTTGCGTTCTCCTTATTTTGTGACTTTATCAGAAATTCCGCTAATCTTACAAGCCCTAATGAAAAACGATTAGACTGAATCATTGCAATGCGAGTATTTATATCATACAGCATATACATATCTTCCCCTATATATTCGTCTGGATCTAGTGGAATATCTTCTGCTTCTTCATGCTCCTTTGCGATATATGGCAAATTTTCATCCCGCAATTTCATAAATCTGGTAACCCACACATTGTGATCTTTAAAAAACTTAATCTTTTCCAGCCTCGCTTTGGTATCTTTTAGTTCAATGGTTGCTTTTTCCAGTTGATATTCGTCTACAAAGTCGATCCACGAGATGAAATCAAATTCTCCAGCGTCTCTCCAAGTTCCGTCATCTCTTTCCTGGTAGTCCATTTTAAAATACTGAAACTTTATATTTCGTTCCATAATAGCCCCCTCCACATATTCATCCAGCGTTAAAGTCACGCTATAATTATACTTAATAATATACCAAATTTTGACAATTATCAACAAATTACGGTTATGATTTTTATATATGTGGTACTTCGATTATAGAACATATGTTCTTTTTGTCAATGTACAGACTGCACAAAAAACGCCCCGTATTTTCTACAGGACGTTTTTTTGGATGAGTTTATATGTGGGGGTGAATGATATTCCAATCATTCTAGAATAATTATAGCACACTATTTTTGTGAATTGTGTGAAAGTTGCAGGAAGGAGTTGATTCTTTTAGATACACTGCTCCGCTCCATTCCAAGCTCTTCCCCCACCTCACATTGTTTCTTTCCGTCCAGGAAACTAAGCTCAAATATCTGCCTGTCCAGGCTGTCCGGTATGCCAGCGATGAACAGTTCAATCTCTGTGCGCTCCTGCTCCACCATGTCAAGCCGTTTCTCCTTAATCCGGATCTGCTTCTTAATCTCCTCCGCTGCTTTCGGTTCAGTCATCTGTACAGTCAGGTGTTCCTCTATGTACGGAAAGTCATCACTGGACTTTGTCACCTTTCCCGAAACAACAGGCACCTCAGCCAGGCGCTCATATAATCTGTCAAGTTCCCTCTTCAGTTTTGGCTGCTCCCTCATAAGTGCCTTGTACTGCAGCAACTTCTTTTTGTCCACCTGTCCTCACTCCCCCCTTTCAGATATCATATTTCTCTGCCAGATACTCCAGCAGGCTCTTGTGTTCTATCTGCTGGCCCTGCTCTTTAATCAGCTTTCCCACTTGATAGGGCTTCCGCTGAAAGGCTCTTCTTGCGCTCTCCCGTGGGGCTTCGCTCTCCATTTGCTCCAGCTCCGCCTTCCGGACATCGACAGCTTTCCGATGCAGCCTCTCCTGTTTCTCTCTGCTCATTTTTCCACCTCACACCATTCTGCATAAACCAGGAACAGATAATATTCTTCCCCGTCGACCTGATATTCCAACGTATCCCTGGTAACCTCCATACCGTCCAACACATCCCGATGGGATTCTGGCAACGCCTTCCGAATAGCGTGGGGCGCATTCCTACGGAATTT